TACGAATGTAAGACCAAGGCGTCCATACATCAAACCTATGCAGAACTGATGAATCACCCTCTAGTTAAGGCTGAAATTGATCGACGTATGGCTAAGCGTTCTGAGCGTCAAGAAGTCAAGGCTGAGTATCTTATTGCAAAGCTTATGACTATCATTGAAGAGACCCAGACAGACAATCCTCAAGCGGCTCTTCGTGCCATTGAACTAGCCGGTAAATCAATTGCCCTCTGGAAAGAGCGGCAAGAAATCAGTGGTCCAGACGGTACTGCTATTCGACATGAACAGGAAGTAAAAGAAAACGTTGCAGACTTCACCAGCAGAATTGCTAGCCTCATTAAGCGAAACGGAACGACAAACGTTATTGAGTTCCCTGAGCGAAGCGGCGCAGGCTGAGCTTAAGTGGCATTGGAAGTTCTGGGCCCGACCCAACCAACTGGCACCACAGGGTGTCTGGAATACTTGGCTAGTGTTGGCTGGCCGTGGCTTTGGCAAGACCAGAATGGGTTCAGAGTGGATTCGTGAGAATGTCTGTGGTTCCACACCGCTCTCAGCCCCGCCCACCGGATTTAGCCGGATTGCCCTTGTGGCGGAAACCGCGGCGGACGCCCGAGACGTTATGGTACTCGGAGATAGCGGAATACTTGCTTGCCACCCAAAAGACTTCAGGCCCGAGTGGTCGCCGACAAACAGACGCCTGACATGGCCAAACGGAGCTCAAGCATGGGTCTACAATGCGACGGAACCGGATCAGCTTCGGGGTCCTCAGCATCATGCAGCGTGGGTGGACGAACTGGCGAAGTTCCGCTACATGCAGGAGATCTGGGATCAACTTCAGTTTGGTTTGAGGCTGGGAGAACACCCGAGGGCCTTAGTCACCACCACCCCGAGACCGTTGCCACTTATCAAGAGGTTGATGGCAGACTCGGATACGAAAGTGACTCGGGGGGCTACCTTAGACAATCAAGCCAATCTGGCTGTGAATACTGTCAAGCAGCTCTACGAGCGATATGGGGGCACCCGCCTAGGACGTCAGGAGTTGAGTGGCGAGATTCTAACGGACATCCCGGGGGCTCTCTGGAATCGGGATATGATTGATGCTTGTCGAGTCAAAGAATGCCCAGAGAACCTGGAGAAAGTTTATGTGGCGGTCGATCCGGCTGTCACTAATACAGAAGATAGCGATGAGCATGGTATCGTAGTTGTGGGTCTGGCTAGGGATGCTGAGGGATATGCGCGAGGTTATATACTTGCGGACGGTTCCTGTCGGGGCAACCCCGAAGAGTGGGCCAAGAAAGCCGTCAGTCTCTATCGTTTCTGGTCTGCTGACAAGATCATTGCTGAAAAGAACCAAGGTGGCCTGATGGTTGAGTCCACATTAAAGGCGGTAGACCGTGCGGTTCCTGTTGAACTTGTTACTGCCACACGAGGAAAGGTTGTACGTGCAGAACCTATTAGCGCTCTTTACGAGCAAGGGCGTATCCACCATGTTGGGTCTTTCCCTGTCCTGGAAGATCAAATGTGTTTGTTCAGCGTTGATTTCGTTCGAAGTGCTGCTAATGGCAGTCCCGACCGCGTTGATGCTCTGGTTTGGGGTTTGACCAAAATCTTCGATAAGATTACTGGTCGTCGTCTTACCACCAAGGGTCTTGGGCCAGAACAAGAAACTGAAAGTTATAATATTGATTGGCGAGATCGTGAACAACCTAATGGCTGGATGGCAAATTGAAAGTTCTAGTAGCCTGTGAATATTCAGGTGTTGTAAGAGATGTCTTCAGAGCTAAGGGACATGATGCCTGGTCCTGTGATATTCTACCATCTAATTCAAGATATCATCTACAACAAGACGTGATATCTTTAATTTATGATAACTGGGATTTGATGATAGCCCACCCACCTTGTACTCATCTTGCAAGTTCTGGTGCCAGATGGTTTAAAAATAAAGTGGCAGAACAAATAGCCGCCTTGGATTTTGTGTCTTTACTTATTTCGGCGCCAATTGATAAGATTGCCATTGAAAATCCAATCGGTATAATCTCCTCCTCTATTCGTAAACCTGATCAAATTATACAACCATACCAGTTTGGCCATACAGTTTCAAAGGCTACATGTCTTTGGTTGAAGAATCTGCCGACACTTATGTCTACTAATATTGTTGAACCAGAGTGGCAATATCTATCTTCGGGTAAACGAATTGATAAATGGTACTCTAATAACAAGAAACAACGATCTGTCACTTTTCAAGGAATTGCGAATGCTATGGCAGATCAATGGGGTAGTCTCTAATGGCTGAAGAAGCTGCAGACACAGACGGTCTGAACCACAAAAAGGTCAGTAAGGCGAAGCAGAATCTGCGTCGTCCTGATCTTATTGATGCCACTCCCGTTGCCAAAGACTACGTTCCGGAAGGATTCGCTAGTGAAGAAGAATTCATTCAAGACATGCGGGCTCAATATCAACATGACGTTGACTTTGATCGCATCAACCGTTATGAAGCGATGGACGACCTGCGATTTGCAGCCGGTGAACAATGGGATCCCGTTGTACTCCTACAGCGCAAGAACCTTCCCTGCCTTGTCATTAATACGATACCTCAATTCACGGCCCAACTTGTCGGCGATTGGCGCGAGTCCAAGAAGGCAATTAAGATTGTTCCGTCCAACGATGAGGACACAGACATTGCAAGTGTTCGCGAGGACCTGATCCGCAATATTGAGATGAGCAGTCGGGCAGATCGCTCCTACGATCAGGCTTTTGAGTCTATGATTCAGTGCGGTGATGGTGCCTTTAAGGTAAGTGTGGAGTATGCCAACGACAGTGTGTTCGACCAAAACATCTGCATCCGGCCAATCGAAGATGTCATGGCCACCGTATGGGACCGTTTCTCCGTCGATCCGACTGGACGTGACGCTAGACGTGTGTTCGTTGATGATAGAATACCTAAGGACGAATTCACCCGTAAATGGCCTCAAGCCGCTGGTGGTAGCAACCTTTTAGAGGTTGACAAGATCGATCGGGTTACTATGGCTGGCTGGTATGATCAAGAGTCCTATCGTCTGACCGAGTATTGGCGAATGATTGAGCGAGAAAAGACACTTGCTCTCTTTGACAATGGTAAGATGTATGAGATCGATGATGATACCAATCTAGACGAACTGATTCAAGCCAATGGGCCACCCACCAAGACGAGGGTTGTTTGGTGTCGTTATGCTCAGATGCACTACTGCACTGGCTGGTGCATTCTTGCTGGCCCCTACGAGTACCGCCTGAACCGACTACCGATCATTCGTATGTCTGGTCGTGTTGTTAATATTGCTGGTCGTCGGGTCCGCTACGGACTGGTCCGCTTCATGAAAGACCCGGCCCGCCTGAAGAATTTCTGGAGGTCTATCGCGGCTGAGCAGCTGGGCTACGCCCCTAAAGCTCAGTGGTTGGCCACGCAATCAGCTATTGAGGGCCGCCAAGAGTCTTTCCGGAAGGCTCACCTCACACGCGATCCTCTGCTGATTGTAAATGACGAAGCTATTATCGGTACGAATATTCAACGTATAGAACCCCCTGCCCCGCAGGCAGCCATCTTCCAAGAAGTGCAGATGAATACTCAAGACATGAAAGATGTCAGCGGTATTCAAGATGCTAGTTTGGGGATTCGCTCTAACGAGACGAGCGGTAAAGCGATCATGAATCGTCAGCATGAGGGAGACATCGCCTCCCAGACGTATTATGATAATGCGGACGCAGCGCTGCTGGAAGCGGGCGATGTGGCGAATCAACTCCTACCTCAAATCTATGACGGTACTCGTGTCGTCCGCTTGATTGGTAAGGATGAGTCGATCAAATTCCAGCGCATTAATGACCCTATGGACCCGCATAGCATTGACTTGGCGGCCGGTATGTTTGATGTGGCCTTGACTACTGGGACGTCGTACACTACCCGTAGGGTGGAGGCGGCTGCCGCCATGATGGATGCCATTCAAGTGTGGCCCCAGCTTATGTCTATTGCCGGGGATATTGTTGTCAAGGCTCAAGACTGGCCTGGAGCCGAGGAACTCGCCGAACGTATTCAGAAGACCGTTCCTCCGCAGTTCCTTACACCCGAGCAGCAAAAAGAGAATGGTGGTCCGCCACCTGTGCCGCCCGAGATGGTACAACAAATGCAACAAATGCTGCAACAACTTCAGCAAGAGAATACGCAACTCAAGCTTGACAAGACAATTGAATTTAAGAAGTTGGAGATCCAGTCTTATGACGCAGAAACGAAGCGTATTGCAGCACTTAATCAGGATCGTGGAACTGAGTCTCCTAGTGATATGGATGCGCTTGATAAGCTTCTTGAAGGGGCTAAGACTGTAGACGAACATGATATTCAACGTGCTCAGCTAGAACATTCCATTGTTACAGACCATATGAAACTTGGTCTTGAAAGTAGAAAACTTGATCTGCAAGCCCAGCAAGCTGCAAACCAGCATGAAATGGCTCAGAAAACACTATCGGCTCGACCCAAACCAACCGCTCAATCCGGTGGGTCGAAATAGCTGCAATTCGGAAGAGCAAACGGTTAAAGGACCGCAATACCTAAATGAGTGAGACAGAAGTAACTACCGAAGTACAATTTGAAGATAGTGATGATCTTGACGTCTTTGAGGCTGGCTTCTTTGGTCAGAAGTCCAAAGTCGAAGTAAAAGTTGAACCGACCAGTTCGACCACGGAACAAGAAACTTCAGACGAGACTGATGTAGATACTACGACTCAAACTGACGAGGAGGACGAAGCTGAACTTCAAAAGGTAGTCGATGAGACACCCAAGAAGAAGACTGTCCAAGATCGTATTGATGAGGTTGTACGTCAACGTGAAGATATTCGAAGGGAGGCTGCCGCTGAGGTTGCCAAGCTTCGACAAGAAGTAGAAGATCTAAAGAAGGGTCTTAATCCGGTCAAACCTGTAGTGGAAGCTGCAGAACCGAAGCCGGACGCCCTGGACAAAGATGGTAATGCCATTTATGGCCTCGGTGAGTTCGATCCGCAGTACATTCGGGACCTTACCCGGTTCACTCTTAATGAAGAGCGAGCGAAGGCTGACGCTGAGACTGCTCAAGCTCAACGCCAGACTGCGATGCAACAAGAGCAACAAACCCTGACTGCCAACTGGAATACCAAGCGAGACGAGGCTGCCAAAGAGTACCCAGACCTGATTGAAAAGGGTCAAGCACTCCTAACTAACTTCAACAATCTTGATCCCAACTATGCTGGCTATCTATCTACTGTCTTGATGTCTATGGATAAAGGTCCTGACGTCCTGTACTACCTGAGTAATCATCCAGAAGAAGCAACTGCAATC